GTGACATCAATACCTCTGGTTCTACGATCATTGATAATATATATGTCACTGATGGTGTAATTACATCTATGGGTACACGTACTCTAACAACAGGCGATATTGGTGCTTACAGTTCTTCAGGCGGTACGATTAGTGGTAATGTCACTATTAATGGTACATTGTCTCTTGGTGCATACACAATCAACGATGTTGAGGACATCTATCTGCGTGACAAGCTGTTCCATGATGGCGATACTGATACATATCTTGGGTTTGGTACAAACACTATCAACCTAGTTACAGGTAATAGCACCTCTGCTACGTTTAATAGTTCTGGTATTTTTGTGACAGATGGCTCAGTAGCAGAAGATTATGATGCACTATCAGGAACAAGCCCAACATGTAATGTAGACAATGGTGGCGCATTTAGCCTTACAATGTCAGGCAACACAACCTTTACGTTTAGTGGTGCATCTAGTGGATACATCCAAGGTTTTGTCTTACAGCTAACAGGCAACGGCTCAACAGTCACATGGCCTGCCTCAGTTAAGTGGGCAGGTGGTACAGCCCCAGATGCCCCTGCTTCAGGTGAAACAGATATTCTAGTCTTCCATACACGTGATGGTGGTACAAACTGGTACGGTGTCCTAGCAAGTGACGCTGCAGCATAAGGAGTAACTTATGGCCTACTCTACTAATCCTTTCTCCGTAGCTACCTTTGGTGAAAGCTATGAACAGGCCGATGCTTCCTTTAGCCTTACAGGTGTAGCAGGTACAGGTGCTATAGGTACACCAGACATTAGCTCTCGTACTAATATTGACCTTACAGGTGTACAAGCTAATGGTGCAGCAGGTAGTGCAACAGCAGCAGCAGAGGCAGTAGTTGTACCATCAGCAGTAACAGCTACAGGTGCAGCAGGTGCTATCACAGTAGATGGTGGTGTGGGTACTACACCTACTATCACAATGACTACAGCATTTACTGCAAGTCTTGGTAGTATAACTGTTGATGCAGGATTTGGTCCTACTATCCAACCTGTAGGGTTTGGCTTAGAGATTATCACTGACTCACTTCTAGTAGACGGTGATGAAGTTGTAGTTGAGTCAGATGCTAACATCAGTCTAGCAGGTAAAGGTGTAGCAGGTACAGTATCAGGCAACACAGTCACACTAGACTGTAAAGCTGTAGTATTACCAGTAGGTGTACAGGGTACGTTTACTGTAGGTGATGAAACAATTAACACAGTACAGTTTGACTACGAAGCAGTTAAAGAAAACTATAGCAGAGATCGTACTGCTTACATCGGTGAGTATAGCACACTAGGCAACACAGTGTATGTTCGTGCAGCATAATAGGAATAACAATAATGTCTCTTAAATGGCCTAACAAAGACCCTGACGAAATACTAGACTATAGCATTGATTGGTCACGCTTTCTTGGTAGTGCAACTATCAGTAGCGTTACTTGGTATGTTGATAATGCTGATGGTGTAAAGACAGAGCTTATTCCTAGTGGTCAGCTTGTTAATGGTATCCAGCTAATATCTGCTACTAACACAAACACTGTTACTACAGCACGTCTAGGGTCAGGCACTAATAATATACTGTATCAGTTCTACTGTCAGATAACTAGCTCAGATGGCTTGGTAGTAGAGCGTAAGGTTCGTTTACGTGTAAGGAATAAATAATGGCTTATAACTATCTAGGACTAGTAAACGAGGTTAACCGTAGGCTGAACGAAGTAGAGCTAACAAGTTCTAACTTTGCTACAGCTTCAGGGTTCTACAATACAGCTAAGGATGCTGTAAATGCTTCTCTGCGACACATTAATCACGAAGAACATAACTGGCCTTGGAATCACGTACTAGAGGAAGAGACACTTACTGCAGGTGTCACACGTTATGATTACCCTACAGATGCTAAAGTTATTGATATGAATAGCTTCCGCATCAAGAAAGACACAGCATTAAACGTCAGTACAACTAAATTAAAGCTGATGGACTATCAAGAATACCTTGACAATTACGTTGATTATGAGTATAACTCTGGTAGTGATATGCAAACTCTACCACGCCATATTGTACGTGCACCAAGTCAAGAGTTTATTATACTTCCTACCCCAGACAAAGCATATGAGTTAGTGTATGAATACTATCGCAATCCAGTATCGCTTGAGCTATACGATGATGTTCCTAATGTTCCTTTGGAGTTTAAGCATATTATTGTAGACGGTGCAATGTTCTACGCTTACCAGTTCCGTGCTGATACACAAGCTTCACAGATTGCACAAGGTAAGTTTGAGACAGGTATTAAGTATATGCGTAGTCTATACATTAACCGTTATGACTATGTACGTTCCACAGTTATTTCACGTAACACACCTAGCCTAAGAGTATCATAATAATGGCTACACAGTGGCAAACATTCCCTGTACCTTTTACTGGAGGGTTGATTACTAACATCAGTCCTCTACAACAAGGTATCAACAATGTAGGTTCAGCATTCCAACTGCAGAACTTTGAGCCTTCACTAGACGGTGGTTATCGTAAGGTAGCAGGATACGATAAGTTTATTGATTCTGCTTTAACAGGTAGCGGTCCAGTACAAGCTCTAGCTATTGTACAAGAAGACACTAACGAAAAAGTAATAGCTGCACGTAGTGGTGTTTATTATATAGCTGATGCTACAGACGCTACTCCTGCTTGGTCATCACTAGCTACAGCACCTAACGTAAACTTTAATAAAGCTAGACAAGCTCGTTATAACTTTAATAATGCTTATCAGATTTGTTTTGTTGATGGTGTTAACTTCCCTGCTTACTATGATCGTACAGCAAACACGCTAACTTACATGACAACTTCAGCGACTAACGATGCTGTAGAAGGTGCTAACCACGTATGTTTGTTTAAGAGTACTCTCTTCTTTGGTGTAGGCACAGAGCTAGTCTTTACAGCACCCTATAGTGCAGATGATCTAGACCCAGCTAACGGCGCAGGAAGTATTAGCATCGGATCAGAGATAACTGGTTTGATTGTCTTTCGTGATCAGCTTATCGTCTTTGCAGTAGATAAGATTATGCGTATCACAGGCTCTAGTGCAGCAGACTTTACAATGAACGCTGTGACTGAAGATTTAGGGTGCTTAAGTGCTGATACTATACAAGAGGTTGGCGCTGATGTTATGTTCCTTGGCCCAGATGGGTTACGCACACTAAGCTCAACAGACCGCATTGGTGACTTCGGTATTGATGTTGCATCTAAGAACATTAGACCTACAGTAGTTAAACTACAGGATTACGCAGCAAGTTTTGCTAGCACAGTTATTCGTGGAAAAGCTCAGTATCGCTTATTCGCTTACGTAGCAGGTGAACAGTCTAAGATCGCTAAGGGTGTGTTAGGCACTAAGTTTGTTGACCAGGGTGGGCAAGGCTTTCAGTGGGCAGAACTAAAAGGGTTTAAAGTATACATAGCTGACTCTCAGTTTATTGGTGAAGATGAGTATCGTGTATTTGCTAACAATGATGGCTATGTATATAACATGGACGCAGGTACTAGCTTAGACGGTGAGAACATTGATGCTATCTATGAATCACCTTTTATGCCTATCAATGATCCACAAGTACGTAAGACATTCTATAAGTTAGACTTCTATATTAAACCTTTTGGTGCTATTAACATTAATGCAGGTCTTAGGTTTAACCAAAACAAAATAGGTTACATACAACCACCAACATTTAGTATAACACAAACAGGTGGTGCAGTAGGTATTTACAGTGACAACACATCTAAGTATGGCAGTGCTGTATTTGGTGCTCCACGCACACAAAGCTACATCAATCAAGTAGTAGGATCAGGTGAGACTGTAGCAATCCGCATCGAAGATAAAAGCTCTGATGCTTCATTTTTATTAGACACAGCAATCTTCGAGTTTGCTACAGATGACAGACAGTAAGGAAATCTTATGGGTACAGGTTACGTAAGAGCAGATACAGCTAACAACATTGCTAACGGTAATGTTATTGATGCTGATGATCTAGACAACGAGTTTAACGCTGTAGAAGCAGCCTTTAACGCTAGCACAGGCCACACACACGATGGTACTACTAGTGAAGGTGCACCTATCGAAGTCATCGGCCCAGCGCAAGACATTGTAGCTACAGCTACTGTACTACGCCCTAAGACAACTAATACAGTGGACTTGGGTACTTCTAGCCTGAAATACAAAGATGCTTATTTAGCAGGTGATCTTAACCTAGATGGCTCTATTACATCTACAGGTGCAGTTAGTTTAGGCTCAACTGCTATTACAGGTACATTATCTGTATCAACAGATACAACACTTACAGGTAACCTTACTGCTAACGGTAATACTACACTAGGTAATGCAGCTACAGACACGGTGACAGTAAATGCAGACGTTGCGTCAAGCCTTATTCCTTCTGTTGATGATTCTTACGATCTTGGTGCTGTTGGAAGCGAATGGCGTAATGCATATATTGATGGCACTGCTTATATTGATACAGGCTCTATTGATACTGCTAATGTGGCGACTTTAAATGTCACAGGTAATGCAGACGTAGATGGTGATCTTACTGTTACAGGTAATATTAATGCTTCTATTACAGGTACAGCTACACAAGCAGATACACTCACTACAGCACGTACTATTAGTTTAGCTGGTGATGTAGCAGGTGCAGCTAACTTTGATGGTTCAGCTAATATTACTATCACTACAGTTATTGCTGATGATAGCCACAACCATACTATCGCTAACGTAGACGGACTACAGGCTGCGCTAGACACTAAGATAGAAAACTTAGCTGGTCTTGACGTAACTGCTAGCTATACTGAGCTAAACTTACTAGATGGTGTAACTGCTACTACTGCAGAGATTAACTACCTAGACGGTGTAACGTCAAACATACAAACACAACTTGATGGTAAGCTTACAAGCTTCTCACTAGAAACTTACACAGGTGATGTTGACATTGATGGCGAACTTGTGGTAACATCTTATAATGAAACATTTGCTGCTGTAACATCATCAAGTAATGCAACTACGATTGACTGTGAAGCAGGTAACGTATTCAGTCATACACTAAGTGAAAACACAACGTTTACATTTAGCAACCCACCTGCAAGTGGTACAGCTTATGGTTTCTCACTGAAGATTGTACAAGATGCAAGTGCTAGTGGTTATACTGTAACATGGCCTAGTGCAGTAGATTGGAATAACGGAACATCTCCTAGCTTAACTAATGTAGCTT